AGATCCAGGTACACCGGGTTATGGACCATCAGCAGATATAAAGCATGTTTGGTATACTAATACGGATGTTAATGGTAATCAAGTTACTGTAGACGTACAACACTTATTAGAAGAAGACATAGAAGAAAAGATTTTAGAACGTCATGAGTGAAAAAATAGTAAAAATAGTTAATAACACAACTTATGTTTTTATGAATGGTCAGTGGTTTAATGAGAAGTCTAATGTAGAATTAGATCCTCATGATCCGGACTATCGTGTAGCATGGGATATAAAACCAATATAAAATGGCAAAGAAAAAAAAGAAAGTTAGACAGTATAGAAGTAATCAAGGTAGATCACCTGAGAAAATGGAAAAGATTTACAAGGGTTGCTTTTGGATAATAGTAATAGCTCTATCTTGTGTAGCAAGTGCGGGTATATATAATTTATTGTCTTTATGAAAGATAACTTATTTGTAAAAGCATCAATTAAGAACGGTGAACTACATTTCCCTATAAAAGCAGTGGGCACTAGGTTTAAGAAGTTCTTAAATCAATTACCTGATGATTCTAAATTAGAAATATTTATAGGAATTGGTGGTGATAAAGGTAGTAACCCACAATTAGCCAGGATACATGCTATGATTAGAGAAATAGCACAAGAAATTGGCTACACATTTGTAGAAGCCAAATTAGAAGTAAAAAGAGCCGCCGGCTTATGTTTTGTAAGAGACAGACAAGAGTATTGTAAGTCTTTTGCAGATTGTGACAAAGATGAATTAAATCTTGCAATACAAGCATGTGTGGAAATAGGAAACTTTAATGGTATGAATCTAAGATAACTATTTAACTATAGTCATTTTAGCATTTATATCCTTAATTTTTTCTGATACATCTGATCCTTTCTGGATCATCTTGGCAAGTTCTTCTAAGTCAGCTTTAGTTGCTGTAGTTTCTGTTTTAACTTCTAAGTTTTGCTGTTGAGCTAAATACTTAAATAGCTGAATTAAGGAAAACAAAGTGTATATATCAGCCTCAAACTCATCTAAAGGTACTTGCTCTTGCTCATCTAATGGTAATTTAGCTTGAGAAACAATTTTCTCAAACTTAGCAAAGATACCTGGCAGTTCAGCACCTCTTTCACTGTTTTGAATAATCATTTTATTAGTGATTCTTTCTAAACCATGTATATATGCAGGATTAATTTCTATACCTGTAATGTTCTTGGTAAAATCATATGTAACTCGTGAATGCAGTTCTTGGTCAGCCATAATAATTAATTTAATAACAAATATACTATAATTTACTAAAAAAATGGATATAGACATCAATATATTAAGAGATAATTTAAATAATAAACTGGAAAACAGTGGTTGGGACCGAATGCTTTCACCATATGTAAATGGATTAAGTTTTGATTATATAATGGAAAAACTACGTGACAGTGTAGAACAAGGTAGGCGCTTTACTCCTAGGTTTAAAGATGTGTTTAATGGTTTTTATGAATGTCCTTATGATGACTTAAAGGTTGTTATTGTAGGACAAGATCCTTATCCGCAGCTTGGCGTTGCAGATGGAATTGCATTTAGTTGCAGTAGAAAAGGTAAAGCTGAAAAGTCATTACAATATATACTTAAAGCTCTTGAAGATAAGGATGGAGATGTAGATTTAAGACGTTGGTCTAATCAAGGCGTGCTCTTAATTAATACAGCATTTACATGTGAGATAAACAAAATTGGTTCTCATTATGGTATATGGAAATCTTTTACAGAACATGTCTTTGACAATATCAATAGGCATAACCCAAATACAATATTTATATTGATGGGTAAGAAAGCAGAAGCATGGCAAACTTTACTTCCTAACTGTAAAATTTTAAAATGTCCTCATCCAGCATCTGCTGCATATAGAGGAGGAGAATGGGATTGCAATGATGTATTTAACAAAGTAAACACAATGTTAATTAAGCAAGATAAAACTTGTATAAACTGGTAATAATGGGTATATTTGTTACCCCGTAATAGTAATTAAATGGTTGACACTCAAAAGATTAAGCAAAAAGCTCAGATAGAGCGCTTTAAAAAAAGATTTTACAGAGAGCATGATATAAAGTTGTTTGTATTGACTCCTGCAATTTCTAAATCTAATTTAACTCTATCAATGTATAAGCAATTAACTATGCTTGCTGTTGTTGAAGAACACCCTAAGTATGCAAAGTATAATTTCAAAACTAAATCAAGAGAGCGTGACTTTATATTGTATATCCAGGCAATGAGTTTCTTAGCCAATAAAGATGGTTATTCTAAAACTTCTATTGGAAAAGCAATTTATAGAAACCATGCTACAGTTATAAACTCTTGTAGAATAATTAATAATGGTATAGAAACCAGAGATAAAAAAATCTGTACAATACTGCAGAATTTACAAACTAAAATAGATACATATGTGGGAACTGTTGCAAAAAATATTGAAAGAAAAGATGACACCAAACCAGTGTCTGATCCTATTTGGGATGAAGCAAGGCGTTTCATCAACAGCTAGTAGTAAATTAGATAAAGACATATTGGTTTCTAATGGATTTTTAATATTTGAAAAGGATACATATAAGTTAACACCAAGCGCAAAAGCGTTCTGTGCTAAGCTTGACAATTATTTTATTAAAGCAAAGAAGAAGACTGATATTCAGCTAATGGGTAAAAACTTCTCTGAGCAAATAAATGCATATAGAGAAACATTTCCTAATACTAGACTACCTAGCGGTAAGCCTGCAAGAGTAAATGTAAAAATGTTATCAGAATCATTTAGATGGTTCTTTGAAACATATGATTATGAATGGCCTGATGTTATAAAAGCAACTAAGATGTATGTAAATGAATACCGGGATGCAGAGTATATGTATATGCAGACCAGTCAATACTTTATATGCAAGCAAGATAAGCATAAAGTTAAGTCTTCTACTTTAGCTGACTATTGTGACATGATTAGAGATGGAATTGATACAGAAGAAAAAACTTTTAAAGAAAAGGTAGTATAATGGGTAAAACTGATAAATCATGGGTAGGACAACATGCTGCATTTAGCGAAGCATTAAAATATATGAACGCTAGGCAAAAGGGTGAAGAGAAATCTATATACACACCTTGGCCTAAGTTTAATGATGCTGCTACTGATGGTTTAGAATGGAATACTCTAACTGTTATTGGTGGTAGGCCTGGTTCAGGTAAAACATTAATCAAAGATCAAATCATTAGAGAGTCATTTGCACTTAACCCTCATGATGAGTTTAGAGTATTAGAATTTCAATTTGAGATGGTGGGTAGAACCTCAGCAATCAGAGAATTTAGTTCTATGACTGGTAAAACATATAAGGAATTGTGTAGTGCAGGTAGTATTTTACAACCGGAAGTATTGAATAAGTGTTTAATGTATGCCAAGGAAAGAGTTAAGAATCCTGTAGATATAATTAGCACGCCCTTAACTGTAAATCAAATGCGTGAGCAAATTGACATGTATATGAATTTACATAAAGGTAAGAAGACAATTGTAACACTTGATCATACAATGTTAGTCAAGAGAGCACCTTATCAAAATAACACATTAGATATGATGTTTGAGTTAGGTGAGTTCTTTACACAATGTAAAAGGGATTATCCCATTCTGTTTATTGCTTTATCACAATTAAACAGAAACATAGATAGTCCAGAGAGAGCAATTGACGGTAAGTATGGTAACTATATATTAGAATCAGATATTTTTGGTTCAGATGCAATGTTACAGCATGCGGATATGCTAATAGGTATTAACAGGCCAGCTAAGCAAAAGATTAGATACTATGGTCCTGATAGGTATATTATAGAAGATGACAAGACGTTAGTTTTACATTTTCTAAAAGCAAGAAATGGTGATGCTAGAATGAGTTTCTTTAAAGCTAAGTTTGAACAGATGAAGATTGAAGAAATGCTAACACCATCACAACAAGAAAGAAGATAAACACTTAAAAAATTAATTAATGGCAATATCAACTGCAGAGCGTAAAAAAAGAGTCTCTGATTTAAGAGAGTTGCATGAAGATTACTTTCAAACAGAAGGTAAGATTAATGCATTATACATACCTAAGATGGCATACAGGCCTTCTGGTAAGGATGAGTTACACGTAAGCTTTTTTCCTAGTGAATTAGAGAAAGAAGAAGATATATATACAGAGTTTGTAAGTATAGACTATGTAAGTGAAGATTCAAAGAGAACGTTATATCTTTTGCATTATAACCCACATTGGAAATCAGAGTATGAACTTGTAACTTCTAACTCAGGATTTCAAAGACATATGATTCCTGTAAGTGAGTTAAAAGTAGTTAATGATATAGTTACTGCTCCTGCAAAACCAAAGTTCTCTACTAAATCTGTAAAGAGTGAAACATCTAGTAATATTGCTGATGTATTTAATATTGCTGACCCAGAAGCAACACCGTCTTCAGACTTAGTTAACAAATTGGAAGAAATTAATCAAACCTTGATAACCTTAACCAAAGTAATTAATAAATTTAATAAATAGATATGGCGCAAAGTGTATTAGTCATAGCAGATTCAGGAACTGGAAAATCCACTGCTATTAGAAATTTAAATCCAGATGAAACTTTTATCATAAACATTGCTAATAAACCATTACCCTTTAAAGGTTGGAAGAAAAACTATACTTTAATTAGTAAAGAAAATCCTAAAGGTAATTTAGCATCAGCTTCTTCTGCTATAGGCATTATGAAAGCTATAAAACATGTAGATGAGAAAATGCCTGCAATCAAAACTCTAGTAGTTGATGACTGGCAATATATGAGCTCCTTTGAGTATTTTGATAGAGCTAATGAGAAAGGTTATGATAAGTTTACTCAAATTGCGGCTAATCTTGCCCAGGTGGCTAAGATGCCTAAAGATTTAAGAGATGACTTAACTGTAATTTTCTTAACTCATTCGGAAGATTCAACAGATTTAAATGGAAATAGAAAGGTTAAAGCAAAAACTATAGGTAAAATGATAGACAATACTTTGACTTTAGAAGGCTTATTTTCAATTGTGTTATTTGGTAAAGTAAATAAAAATGATGATGGTGAACTTGAATATGGTTTTGAAACT